TCATCGTTTTAGACCACGCATCACTAGACATCAAATTCGCCGATAAAATCGTGATTTGGTCGGGGCAGTCCCTTGCTACAGGAACTTCATCTGGCATTATACTTCGTGATGATTTTGCATCTAAAATAAAAGCAGATATAGTTGGTAATCCAAATATAATTCGTTACAAAGCAGGAACAATTGCTAGTCTTAATACTGAATTTATACCCGGAGCAGGGACAGAGTTAGATACGGCTTCTCCTAATACTTATAATTATACTGATTTATCAACCCTCAATGCTACTTTATCATCTTATGCAACTTCTGAAAGTGGCAAAGGAGCAGGATATATAAAATCTTGGAATATTGTTGCTGAATTTGAATCAAAATATGGAACAATTTCTGTTTTAGACAAAGTAGCATATGTAAAAGCAACATTAGGCACTATTGTTGATAATACTTGGGCTATGGGTTCATTAGCAAGCGGAGGCAATAGTGTAACGTTAGCAGTGTGGAATAGTGTTACACAAACATGGACTACTACTGGAACACCAAATACAACAAGTACAGTTAGTAAAATCAGTGGTGGTAGTACAACCGTCTCTATCGCCAATATGATAGATGCTAGTGGTTGGGTTCATTTCTTGATTTATAGTTCAGCAAGCGATGGAACTGCAAGTACAATTTTTGTAGATTATTGTAATCTTGAATTAACTTTAGCTTCATCACAATATCCAACAGGTTATGATATTTTAATTCCTAGCAATATAAGGAGAGATTCAGGGATTAGCTCTATTTTGCTCATAAGAAAAGAAACTAAAGAAGTGCAAAGTTTATTTAATATAAATTTTGATATGGGTTTAGTTACTTATTCAGAATATCTAACTCAACCAAATCCAATTACCAGTAATATCGATGTAACAATTTTAAATGAAATTCCAGAATGGATGATTTGTGACATCGGAAGTAGTCGAGGAAATGTTCAAGGAATTCATCCATATATGAATTTGGCATATCGTTTAAATAATGACAATAACAGCCTTTATTCAGAGATTGGTTTCTCTTCTATTCCATTTGCTCAAGATTCAATTAATGTGAATACTGGAAGTAAATGTACTATTAATTCAACAGGATTTTATGCAAACTACACCAAACAATATGGACTAACTGCGATTTCTAAACCAATGGTAGGCATTGTTAGGTATTTAGTTATGTATAATTCTCAGTTATATTTATTAATTTTTAGTAAATATGTAACTAATGGCATTTTAAATACTGATGGAAGTGGAGTTTGCTACCTTGTCCCAATAGCAGGAAAAAACTTAGTTAAACTTGATGATGGTATTGTACGTTCTGGGGTAGTTACTCCTACATTATGGCGTTCAAATACTCTTGTACCTCAAGGATTTTTAGATAAAGCAACAAATAAATTAATTACAAATTAATTATCAATAATCTAATATGGTTTCTATAGATAGATAGCTACTATTTATAGTGTAATTAAAGAGACTATGCCAATACATAGTCTCTTTCCCATTGCCCTTTTCTCATATTGGAAGGAGAATGATTAATAATGAGTGGCAAAGGAAAACAAAAGAAAACACATGATGAATTCGTAAAAGATGTATTTGAAAAAGTTGGAACCGAATATACAGTAATTAGTGTATATAAAAGTGCAAATGAATACATTCAGATGAGACATAATTGTGACAAATGTAACAACCATGAATTTCCTGTAAAACCAGGGTCGTTTTTATACAAAACTAGATGTCCCGAATGTTTTGGTAAAAAGAAAAAATCCACAGAAAAATTCAAAAAAGAAGTATATGAAAAATATGGAGATGAATATAAAGTTATTGGAGAATATACAAGAAGCGATGAATATATTCAAATAAAACATCAATGTGGCAAAGAATATCCTGTACTCCCCAATGCTCTATTACAAGGAAATAGATGTCCAGATTGTGGAAGTGCTTCAAGAGTATTAAATAAGACAAAGACACATGAGGAATTTGTTCAAGAAGTATATGATTTAGTTGGTAATGAATATTCAATAGAGAGCGAATATACAGGCGCAATGAATTACATTAATATTAAACATTTAACCTGTTCTTATCAATATTCTTCTGCGACTCCTAGTAGTTTTTTACAAGGACACAGATGCCCTAAATGTAATGAAACGAAGGGAGAAACAAAGATAGATGAAATACTGACGAAAAAAGATATTTCACATGACAAAGAATACACTTTTAACGATTTAAGAGGATTAGGTGGTGGTCTATTAAGATACGATGTTCCTATTTTCTTCGATGTAGAAAAAACTCAGTTAGCAGGTCTTATAGAATATGATGGCGAATTCCACTATATGGCAATAAAAATGGGTAAGGACGATACAGAAGAACTAGCTGATAAAAGATATAAAACTTTAAAAATCCATGACAAAAGAAAAGATGATTATTGCCTCGCCCATTCTATTCCGCTTCTTAGAATTCCATATTGGGAATTCGATAACATAGAATCAATAATAAATAATTTTATCCAAGAACTATCCCAACAAGATAGTTCTTTTTTAATTGCTAAATAAAGGAGGTCTTAATTTGAATAATATAGTTTTTGATAGACTAAGTTTAAAATGTATTGGAATTAACCGCGATCCCCTGCCGTTTGAATTTCAAGTAAATTTACCATATGGTATACAAACTTCCAAAAATGTACAAGAGTTGACTGGTGGTCAAATTCAGAAAGTTAACCAAAGTAATAATCCGCTTTTCAAAACCAACATCCAAACAACTACAGATGAATTTAACAATGAAATAACTACATGGGAAGAAACTACATCTCCACAAACACCTATCTCATTTCAAACAGTAACAAATACATACCGAGTTGCAACTGAAGAATTCACAACCGAGACCATTATTAATGAATTTGGTGAAGAGGAGATAATTCAAGTCCCAATTTACGAAACTATTACAACAACCTCAGAAATTCCATTAGAAACAATTGAACTTGAACCTGTATTAGTAGAAGAGTTCGTAAATAAAACTTATACATTGGAAAATGGATATATGGAATTCGATTATTACGAAATACTAGAAGCAAAGAAACAAGCTATAAATAATAATTCATTAACTTCTATCTGCTATTTTGATGAGGATTTTTTGGATTCAAACTTAACACTAAATGGGTGTAGCATTGGAGACGGAGTGGTGATTTTACACTCTGGTGGTGCTTTAGAGACTCCATCAATTTTACTTCCCAAATCCACAAATATTATAGAAATTTACCAAGAATCTCAAAATGCTGGATTGGTTTTTGAAGTTAATGATGTTGAAGTTTCTAATGGTAGAGTAAAACTATCTGCACCAACAAATGAAATAACAATCAAAATATCCAATCCTACCAGTAAAAACCTCGAACTCTATGCATTGGGAGGTATGTGCTAATGGAACTTTGGGATATTGTTGAGCAGAAAATTACAGAGCGTTCAGGAAGCGTAAGTAGATCAACTTCTTACCTTGAATACTATAATGATATTCTTGCTTTTATTCTAATAGATATGATTTCTTGTATTGACCCCGAAACAATCACACCTTCTATGCAAGCAAAAATTAATATATTAAATACTATTTTAGAACACTCTTCGATTAATTTAAATGATATTTTAAATCCAATGGAAGGATATAAGGTTGCAGGACTTATTGAAGTAAAAGATATTAATGCAGAAATAAGGCAGATGTACGTGAGTGCGATCCAACAAAAATGAGTATAATTTATTTTTAATTAATATCGAGAGAGAATTGTTAAATCATTTCTCTCTTTTTATATTATAGGAGGAAGTTTAATGAAGCCTGATTTTAGTGCTTTTTCAATGAAATTGGCTGGATTTCTTATGATGAAGGGATTTGTTCTACGTCACGTAAAAGATGATGAGAAATCAAGACGCAAGGTGTTTATTTTTAATGATAGTAATGAGATTCAGCAAGCATTAAAGGAATATAAAAATCTTAATAAATGAGGAGTTGTTTTAAATGAGTAAATATAGCAAGGAATATTTTATTTTTGTTTTAAAAACGCTTAAATTATTTTTAATTGATAATAAATACATTGATAGTAAAACTAAACTAACTTTAAAAGATAATGAAGGATATCTGTATTATAATAGTCCAAGAGAATTACAGGGGAAAGTAAAATATAATTATAAAATGGTAAAATTTCATCCTAACAATCCTTATACAATTCAAAATATAAAATTATGGTTAAAACTTAACAATAAACCATATCAATTAGTTAGTGACAAATATATTAAATTGAAATCTGTTTTAACTTTTAAAGATAAAGATAGTTATTATTATACTTCAAATATGGATAATTTACTTTATGGTAAATTACCAGAACAATTTGCTAAATCTAATCCTTTTGTATTACAAAATATAAAACTTTGGCTTGAAATTAATAATAAAAAGTTTAAAATATTAAGTACTGAATACATAACTGCATCTAAAAATTTAAAATGGCAATGTTTAAAAGAAGAGTGTGGAGAAATTTATGATTTATCTTGGAATTGTGTATCTAATGGAGAAGGATGTCCTTATTGTTCAGGACATCAAGTTGGATTGTCAAACTGTCTTGCAACTAAAAACCCAGAATTAGCTAAAGAATGGCATCCTACTAAGAATGGAAAATTAACACCTTGGGATATAACTTGTGGCAGTAATAAAAAAGTTTGGTGGAAATGTAGAGAATGTAGACATGAATGGCCTACAAAAATTAATAGTAGAACTAGCAAAAATAAAACTGGATGTCCTCAGTGTAATGAATCTAAAGGCGAGAAGAAAATAAGATATTTTTGGTACTTAATGAATTTACCTTATGAATCTCAATATAGTTTTGACAATCTATTGGGTATTGGAGGAGGATTGTTGAAATTTGATTCTGCTTTGTTTTGGGATAATGAAAAAACTAAACTAAGGCTATTGGTTGAGTACGATGGAATATTCCATTATGAAAAACAATATGATGATGACGGATTTGAGAATTTACAAATCCATGATAAACGTAAAAATGATTACTGTTTAACCCACAACATCCCACTCCTTAGAATCCCATATTGGGAATTTGAAAATTTAGAATCAATTTTAGACAACTTTATATATCCATTTCATCAATCATCTTCTGAAAAGGAGGTGATTTTAGTTTGAAACAATATATATTGTTTATATTTGTTGCCCCATTTGTAATAATATTAGCAATCATTGATTTATTAGTAATGTCTCTAATTTTACCTCTTTTATTATTCAAAGATAAAAATTTAAATCAATACATTAAAAATAATTTTATTGCAATAGACCAAAGAGCAAATGCTTTATTATTTGGGGATGAGGATGAGACTATTTCAAGCAGAATGGGAAAACATCTTATAAAGAAAAAGGATTGTCGTATATGTAGGTTTATATGTGGTTTATTAAATAAAATTGATCCTAATCACTGTGTTGACGCAATCGAGCATGATGAAGGAGAGCCAATGTAATCAATAACTTCCAACAAAACTTGATTTTAATGGATTTGATGAAAAATGAAAGTGGCTATTTGCAAGGGTTGCAGAGTTTTTATTTTTAGAAAATTAGTTCAAATTGGAGGTGAAAATTGAAAATGACAATTCTTAAAGAAAACATTCCAATTTTAGAGGAGGTAAATTTATCAGAGTGGCATAAACACGATTATAATGGCAAAGGTGTGTCAGTAGTTTTACTAGATGATGGAGGATTACCTAGAGAACATATGAAATCTTATTATTTTAATATTGGGAAAGATAAAGGTTCTGTAGGACATTCAACCAATGTCGGTTACTCTGCACACACCTCTGCCCTAAACTCAAAAATCATTGCTTTGAATGCAAAGAGTAATTTTGATGAATCATTTGAATGGTTAAAAAATAACAAAGATAAGTATGACATTATCAATATTTCTCTAGCTGGAATTGGCGGTTCTACTACTCCAAAATATGAAAAATTAAGAGAATTAAATAAAATAATTCTATGTGCAAGTGGCAATGACGCATATGAAGATAAAATCTCCTATCCAGCGAACTACTATTTCACAATTTCTATTGGTGCGTGGTCGTGGAAACAAGACAGTATTCATGGTTATTCTAATAGTTCAAGTAATTTGGATGCGTTAAGTAATAGTGGAATTTACATGCTTCGTGATGATGGATATATTTGGTCTATACAAGGAACAAGTTTTTCTTCTCCGTTTGCGTGCGGTCAACTTGCTTGCTACATACAATGGAGAAATGAACATGATTTACCAAAATTAACTCCTGAAGAAGCAAAACAATTTATACATAGTAACTGTGTTGATATTGAAAAAACTGAAAGAGATGGTCATGGTCTCTTTGTGATGCCTGATTTAAAAACACTAGAGAAAACATTAATTATAAACAAACCAATTGAAGAACCAAAACAACCAGAAATAATAATTAATCCTCCATCCCCTATTGAAGAACCTGAGAAACCAAAAGAGGAAGTGAAAAATATGTTAGTCTGTTTAGACCCCGGACATAATTCACCACCAAATGCCGATACTGGATGTCAAGGATTTGGTTTGAGAGAAGAAGATATAACTTTAGATATATGTAAACGTGCAAAACCATTAATAGAATCAAATGGAATTAATGTAATAATGACAAGAGAAGGGAATTGTGTTTCAGGTGGTCAAAATTCTTTAAATGCTTCATTGAGTGCTAGAGTAAAAATTTCGGATAATTCAAAAGCTAATTTATTTTTATCTGTACATTGTAATGCTTTTAATAGTAGTGCATATGGCTCAGAATCTCATGTGTTTGGTTTAGGTGGGAACGCAGAACGCTTCGCAAAGATTTTACAACCTAAAATGGGAAAATTGTTTTACCAACGTGGGATCAAAGTTAGCAATTTTCAAGTTATTAGGGATACAGATGCTTCTGCTTGTCTTTTAGAAACCGCATTTTTAGATAACAAATCTGATAATAAAAAATTAGCAGATCCAAATATAAGACAACAAATTGCTGTAAATATTGCAGAAAGTGTATGTGAATATTTCGGTGTTCAATTTAAACAACCCTCTCCCCAATTCCCCACTCCTAGTCCCTCAAATGTAATGTTTAGAATTATTATTGATGGTAAACAAATTTCCGCTTTAAGTAATCAAGAATCTGCAATTGCAAAAATGAAAGAATTTATAGATGGTGGTAAAGGTAAATTAGGTATTATACAACGTAACACTGATTCTGTGAATGTGTTTGAATATAGTAAACAACAACCTATTGCGAGGTCTGGAAAAATTATTATATGGGTATATTCTGATGATTCACGAGTCGCAAAATTCTATGCAGATTTCATTGGAGTAAAAGCAATTGACGTAAAAGAAATGACGCAGGATATGTGGGAATCATACGAAAATATCGTACAGATTGGTGGTAAAAGATATAATTCAAATGTTACTTTAGTTCTTAGTGGTAATGACGCTTTTGACACAATTGTTGAAGTTTTAAGGTATATGTGGAATAAATAATAAAATTCACTAATTAAAAATAAAAAGATTAGAGGATTTGGTAATTGCCCTTACCTTTTAAATCCTCTAATTTTATTGCCTTGCATATAGCTTGGCAATTAATTATATCATATCTATAGATTATTTGCAAAATAAAATTAAATTTAGTAAAGGGGGCAACTATGGAAAGGGTTGATGATAATAATATGTGGGGTGAAATTTATCAACAAATATTAGATATTGTTACCAAGTTTTTCGATAAGGGAATTTTATTACTTAGTATTATCAGCAGTATATTTTTATCAGCAATTGGGTTTCCAAAGCAAGTAATTGTTTTTATAGTCGCTTTAACATTAATTGATATTTTCACAAAACATATAAGTATTGTAATTGTTAAATATGGTTCATTGAGTTTATCTAACTATTGTACTGCTTGGAAAGAAAAAGTTTTAACAAGTAGACAATTAAAAAATGGTATCTCAGTAAAAACTATACTTTATGCTTCTCTGTTGTATATAGCTCATCAATTAGGAGTTATCGATGGTATTTTATTTGGTAAAGAGATTTCAGGGATATTATATAGTTCAATTGTTTTAGTGGAATTATCAAGTGTTTTAGAGAATGGAATTGCTATGGGAGGTACATGGTTAGTTCCAGTGTTAGATTTGGTTAAAAATAAATTTAAACAATTGTTTGGATTAGATAAAGCAAAATAATAAATAATAATTAAGGAGATTTGATTTATATGTTAGATTTAATTGGCCAACAAAACCTTCTATTAGGTGGGAGTCTTTTAATTTTAGTAATTGTGAATATCGTGTTGGGTTCACTTTCGGGATTGTTCAATAAACAATTTGATAAAACAAAATTCTTTCAGGGAATTTGCAAGGGAGCAATCATTGTAATTTCATTTATTTTAATTTTAATTGTTGGTAGATTGAATTCTGATATTCTAATTGTTCAAGTAAATGATCAAAATCTTGATCTAGCTACTGCAACTCAGATGTTAATGGCAAGCAGCTACGCATGGTATGGGCTTGAGATTTATAAGAAAATGACGGGGTTGTTGAGTGGTAAGTTTAAAGAAAACATCAAATAAATCAATTTAAAACCATCTATAACGCTTTACATATTCCAATATGAAGAATTAGTCATGTAAATAATTATGATTGAAACTAGGTAGATTTTTATTGATTTTGTTGGATTTCGTTAAAATAGTGATATTTTAGTGTTCTGAAAGTGTTGGTATATAAGGGTTTGAGGGTTGGTGATTTTGTGTTTATTTTGATACTTCAAGAGGTTAGGTGTTTATTTGAATTATTTATATAGTGTAATGGTTGGGATAGTTTTGTTTAGTTGGTATATTTTGTATTTATCAATTAAGAAATAATAATCCAAGAAAAACTAGGTTTTAAGTTAATTATTGAAAAAAATAAAGAGAACTCACCAAACCCTCCCCAGAGTCTGAGTTCTCTTTCAGCAAAAAACACACTTCCGAAGAAGGCACTTATGCTTTCATAATACTTTATAAATATGTAGTTGTCAATTAAAATGTTTTAATATTTTTGAATTTAATAATATTTTACAACAGAAGCCAAGGGTATTCATTAAATTGAGTGCTCTTCTTTGTGTTGTAAAATACACAAATTTAACTAGCAAGAAGTAGTGGCTTAATTACCCACTATTAGATGCAACTCGCACATCGCTCTTGCTAGTTTTTCTATTTATAGG